GTATTGACAAAACAATCCAGTCCACAAGGGGCAAAATAAGTACTATAAAAAGTCTTATCCTTAGCAAAATCTATGAGATAGCCTGCTGTTGCTTTGGTTGTCCTTTGCAGACGGTACATCTCCACGGGGTTTCTTTCTCCAAAGAGCTCAATGAGGTACCACTTGCCTACTATCTTTTTTTGTGCGAATGCTGAGGAACAAACGCCTAAGAGGAGTAGAAGTATTATGTGTTTCATATGGGTTTTATTTTTAGGTACAAAGTTAGTGGTTAGTGATTAGTGATTAGTGGTTAGTGACTAATCCTATTGCATTTGTTACTTGTTCCCCCTTCGGGGGTTAGGGGGATTATTCATTCCTTCGGGGGTTAGGGGGATTATTCACTTTTGAGTTCTTCTGAGGTGAAATGAAATAATTTGCTTTCATTCTGAACATAGAGGCTCTCAGCTACATAGTAATAAATGCCTGTATCCAAGTCCTTGACTAAGCCTACGCTCCCTATAGAGCTTCCTACAAAAAACTGCAAACATACTCTGTAATGTGCTAGCTTGAGTACTTGTGCTGCATAAGTGGTTACTTCTTCTCTAAAAGAAGGATTATAAGAGGCAATTCCCTTATTATGTTTGAAAATATACTTTACAATAGGATAAAGGTCGTCAAACTGCTCTGCATCCTGAGCTAACTGCTTATCTTGCTTGAGATTTTCTGTACTTTTGATCAAGTAAAGTATTCCTTTTGCAGAGAGATGGACATAGTACTTACCCAAATCGGTATCTCTTTCTTCACGTTCAGTTTTCTCACATCCTCCTCCATAAGCAGAAAAAGTATCTACATGAAAAGATAGGTAATGCCTATCTATCCTCTTATAAGTACCTTTAGTATTGACAAAACAATCCAGTCCACAAGGGGCAAAATAAGTACTATAAAAAGTCTTATCCTTAGCAAAATCTATGAGATGGCCTACTGTTGATCGGGTTTGTCTTTGCAGACGATACATCTCCACGGGGTTTCTTTCTCCAAAGAGCTCAATGAGATACCACTTGCCTATTATCTTTTTTTGTGCGAATGCTGAGGAACAAGCGCCTAAGAGGAGTAGAAGTATTATGTGTTTCATATTGTTTTATTTTTAGGTACAAAGTTAGTGGTTAATGATTAGTGATTAGTGACTAATCCTATTGTATTTGTTACTTGTTCCCCCTTTGGGGGTTAGGGGGATTATTCACTACCCTTAGGGGGCTGGGGAGATTTTTCACTTTTGAGTTCTTCTGAGGTGAAATGAAAGAATTTGTTTTCCTTTTGAGCAGAGGTATCCTCAGCTACATAGTAATAAGTGCCTGTATCCAAGTCCTTGACTAAGCCTACATCTCCTGTATACCTTCCTACAGAAAACTTCAAACAGACTCTATAATGCGGTAACTTGAGTACTTGTGCTACGTAGATGGCTACTTCTTCTTTAAAAGAAGGATTATAAGAGATATTTTCTCCATTACGTTTGAAAACATACTTTGCAATAGAATTAATATCGTTAATATGCTCTGCATCCTGAGCTAATTGCTTATCGTGATCGAGATCTCCTGTACTTCTGATCAGGTAAAGTACCCCTTTGGATGGGAAATGAATATAGAACTTACCCAAATCGGCATCTATTCCTTCATAATTCATCTGACATCCTATTCCAGAGACAGAGAAAGAATCTACATGAAAAGATACATAATGTCTATTTATTTTTTCATAGACCCCAAGAGTAGAAGGAGAACAATCGTCCTTAGATGAGGTAAAGTAAGAAGCAATAAAAATCTTATTCTTAATAAAGTTTATTTTGTACCCTCTTTTTTCTTTGGTTTGCCTTTCTAAACGATACATATCCATAGAGGTTTTTTTCCCAAAGAGTTCATAGAGATACCACTCGCCTTTTATCTTATTTTGAGTGAATGCTAAAGTATAACTTCCTAAAAGGAGTGTAAGAATAATTAGTCTCATATTGTTTGATTCTATACAGCGTACAAAGTTAGTAAAAATTATTGATTAGTGGTGGCTTTTCAGTATCCGTTATTCGTTATTCACTTTAAAAAATTCTTTGAGTTTGCCCTCTTTTTCATAGTTATAGAGTGCCTTCATCACCCAAGCGGGGGGATACTTGCCATGAGTGAGGACAAAGATATTCTTGACAGCCTTACTCACCGGATATAGCAGGGTCATCAGTTGGATGGTACTCTCAAAAAGTTCGCCTGTTTTGGTATCGGTTAAAGGAACTTCTAACAATTCCAAAAGGATATATACCGCCGCAATGACTGCAAGCATTTGGGCGTTTTTCTTTAGCAGCTCCTGCAAGGAAAAAGTACGCTGACGCAGGTGGTAGGCAACCCCGACAAACATATTGACCACAAGGGCTACTGCTAATGCCACTAGAAAAGCCTCATGGGTCTGTTGCCAAGAGTGGAAGTAGCGGTATAGGAGCATGATGGGGGCGCTACGAGAGAGCGTTTGCCAAAGGTAATACAGCCTATCACGTAAGGCTATGGGCGTATCGGAATGATACAAGAGGACTAAGGGAACAAGAAAAAAAAACATGATTAGTTGATTAGTTGATTTGACGATTTGTCAATTAGCCGATTTGGCGATTGGTCGATTTGACGATTTGGCGATTTGTCAATTTGCTGATTTGACGATTGGTTGATTTGACGATTGGTTGATTTGGCGATTGGTTGATTTGGCGATTGGTTGATTTGGCGATTTGTCAATTTGTCAATTTGTCAATTTGCCAATTTGCTGATTTGCTGATTTGACGATTGGTTAATTTGGCGATTTGGCGATTTGCTAATTTGACGATTTGCTAATTGTCTAATTGACTCATTAGCTAATTGCCCAATTGACTCATCGGCTCATCGACTTATCAGCTCATTGGCTCATTAAATTAGTTCTTGAATATGTGCGGTAATCTCCACTGTGGCAGCGGCTTGTCTCAAGGGCGTATGTAGGCAGGGGAGGTACGCCTTGAGGATCGCCAAGCGGCGGGCAAGGTAGGCATCGAAGATCTCACGCTTGTCTTGTACCTTGAGGGAGGCATCGAGGAAAAGGAGCTTAAGGGCAGCACCCGAAGGGGGCGACATGGAACGGACACTCTGATAGGAGATGTCGGGAGTCTGTGTGAGGGTATAGATCATTCGTAGCAGGGTATCCATCTCCAGCTTGACCGACTCAGGGGCATTGTGCCAAGAGATATACTGCATGGAAGCATCTTTGTCCCCCTCTATAATCGCACCAGGCTCGCCCTTTTGGCTCCAACCCTGTATGTGTCCTGTAACAAACAGCTTAGGTGCGGCATGGTAGTCGTTAGTCTCGGCGAAATTGGACAGTAGGTGCTCCAAACGCTCAATGAGCGGATCCACTTCTTCGGTTTCTCGGTGGGGCTGATGGGCATATACCACGGGAATCTTCCCAATAGGATTGGGCTTAGGGTACCCCTCCTCCAGTAGATATTGTCCTGATACCATGCGCCAAAGATAATGGTGGGTAGCCGTGTAGGTCTCGAAATAATCCGTTAGCTCCCCTACCCCTGTTTGGGTATTTGTACTAAGGCTCTTATAAGCACGGGAGAAAGCCGTCATATCGCCTGTTTGATCAAAATAGGGGTAGAGGGTATCCCCGAAGGCAGGCGAAAAAAGACTACAACGGAGCTTGAACTGGCAAGGAAAGCCATAGTCATAGTGGGTGGTCGCCGTAGGAACAGGATACCACAGCTCGGCACACTCGCCAAAAGAGAAAGTAGCCCGTGCAATACGTCTGTTTAGGCTGTTGTCCTTCGCCTGAATGAGGATTTTCAGGATAGCCGCATAGGCTTGTTGCTCCTGCTTGTCCTCACTAGCACATTCATAACGTACTGACTTGCCAAAGAGAAAAGCCACGGAACGCTTGATGATAAGCTGTTGCAAGGGCAGTGTAATGCGAGCTACAGGCTCCATGCGTACGCCCTCGGTGGTCTGTACCTGCTTATCCCGCCTAAGCACGGGATCATTGACAGGGTGAAGCGCAGGATTAAGTGCTTTTTGCGCTTCCGTAGGATTGGGTAAGGGAGCATTGCGCCCCGATTTGAGTAAAGAAATGTTTATCATAATTAAGTGAAAAATGAAAAGTGAATAGCAACTAAGTGAAAAACGAATAGTGAAAAGTGAATAATCCCCCTAA